TCAATGAATCGACAACCCATGAAACGAACGTTTCCATTAGCATCTTTCGTCCAGTTTGCAGGAAGTTCACCATTGAATTTGCCTGGAACGATAACTTCTTTGATAGCCATATATGTCAATGGGTGTACTGCGAAGATGATTTCTCCAGTATTTGCGCCACCCATTACGGATAATCGGCATCCTAATGAATCGAACGCTGCCAAGATATTCTGACCTAAGATTTTGATAACTGTTTTATCTTCTACTACTTCCAACAATCCGTGGAATGGTTTCAATACAGAAGTACCAGTTGTAGAAGTACCATTGATAATGTTGTAAGAAGTGAAGTAAACCATGCTTAAACGTGCCATACGATCACGAGCTTGTTTTACTGTTTCACCCTGACGAGCAAAATAACCAGTTAAATCATTTGATCCAAAACGTTTTTTGCTCCATACAAAGTTTTCTAAGATTTTGTCGCAATCTTTCAAACACAATAGTTTTAATGGAACTTCTGAACCACATTTAGCTAAATCAAGTGGTGTCCAACAACATTCTCCGTTTGTATCTTCAGGTAATGTAGTTCCAACTTCCCAAGGAAGCACGATATTCAATTCACCTGAAGAATCACGATGAATCTGTGCAGACCCATTGTTAAATGCAGTCTGAATCTGACGGCTACGAGATGTACTCAATAACCACTGAACCAATGGGAATCTATTTTGGAAATCGTTTGCTAACTGATTCTGTGAGAAATCAGGTGCCATACCAATTTCTCCAATGTTGCTAAGTTTAGCGAAATCGACAATATCAACTGAATTGTTTTCTAAAACACTTGTTGCGAATGTAGGCATTATTTATCTCCTTTCTTAGGTTCAAGACTTCCTAAAAATCCAAATTCAGGATTTACAGTTGGTTCTTCCTTTTTAGAAGTTTCTGTTCCGTTCATTAGTTTTTCTAAACGACTTAGAACATCTTCAACCTGTGAATTTAATTTCTCCTCTTTTTCTGCCTCTTTTTTATCGTCTACTTTTGCTTCTTTTGCTTGTAATTCTGCGATCTTTTCTTTCAATTCTTTGTTTTCGTTTTCCAAAGTCTCGAATTTCTCCATGAAACTTTCAAGAATTGTTAACTGATCGCTAGATAATTCGATTTTTTCTTCAGTAACTTCTTTTTCTTCAGGTTTATCGGTATTCAAATCTTCTTTTGGTTGAATATCTTCTTTTTTACCTGATAACAAATCTTTTAAATTCATTTCATCTTCTCCTTCTATGGTTAGATTTACGTTTGTACTGTCGACATTGGCAGGATTTCCAACAACGGAGAATCCTTGAATATCGATTTCTTGTATGCAAGGAAAGCCAAGTGCAAATGACTTTCTCCAATCCATCCTTGTTGCCATTTCAACACTGACGGACAAAGGGATTTCCTGATTTTTTAAATCTTGTACGATATGCAGTGAATCATTTAAATGAGCACGTACATTCAACGCTTGTCTTCCGTCTTCCAAATCCACGATTTCTAGGTCTTGTTTTGTCCAAGTTCCTAGATTTAATGGTAAAGAGAATAAGTGAATATGTGCCAAAGAGATATAGCCTACATAATCATCAGGGAGATTGTTATAAAACTTCTGTATCGCCCCTTTTTCGATAAATAGACGGACATCTTCGCCACCCTCATACATAATTGCCCCCTCGTTTAACAAGCGTGTTGGCTTGTCCTCTAGGAACGCAGAATTTGTAACGGATAACATCACGTTCTTTTCATTTAAAGATTCCAAATTGATGGATTCATCGATGTTCTGCTTTGCTTTTTTACGAACATCCAAACTTTTTTGAATGTTTTTTACGATAGTAGGTACTGGCATTACTCGATTACCTCCAACGGATTGTAGGCAAGTTTCTTAACTCGCCCTCCACACTGCTTACATAATTCAACTTTGTATGGAATATTATTTGCCTTAAGCGAATCTTCCATTGCTTTTGAATAAGGCTTTTTAAACACGCAACCTCGAATTGACTTTTGGAACAATTCATCTTCAGGAAGCTCATATTCCACACCTGGATCAAGGACAATATAGGAATATTTCGTAATTCCTTTTTCACGATAGACTACATCCACTGGAGTACGTTCTTTGATTGCATCGTGAAGTTTAAACGTTGCTATCTTTTTTGCTTGTGCCACGTTTTGCCTTCTTCTCTACTGGTTTTAATTTGTACTCTTTGTTTTGTCCTCTCAGATATGCAAGTCTTTCCTTTTCAGTGGCAAACCACTTAATTTCTTTTTGTTTGTCCATCTCTAGCAAAGCTCTAAATCTTTGCAATCATAATCAGTAGTGGATGTTGTCTGTGTAGCCATTCTTTCCACGGTTTTAACATTTTCAAACAGAATCGTTTTTGCAATGACTTCTGTAGCAGTCGGGCTAGGTTTTTCAAGAACTGTTTTGTCCCAGTATGTAAAACCAATAGCATCTCCTTGTCCATTTAAATAAGATTGGTACATTGCCCAAAAGTTTTGAGCTTGCTCATCTTCCAATGTAATAACTTCAGAAGTTGTGGAAACAGTATCTTCCTGTGCTGTAACTTCAGGTTTTAAAGTGATTTTTACATCGAATGTTCTTTTGTTAGTTGCCATGTTTTCTCCTTTCAATCAACAAAAAAAGGCAATATATTGAGCCTTTATCTATGCAATAAACGTAAAAACGTTAATGCCTAAATACTCTTAGCCCTCTATATTGCCTCTTTATATTCAGTTTTTAATTGGATATTAGAAATCCAAGGAATCTCCCGTTGGCTCTGTTTGCCCCTTTTGAGCCGTTAGGATTACATTTGCTATCTTAGCCAGTGCTTCATGGCTTAAGCTACTCTTGAAACTGTTGATAAATTCTTGGTCTGAAATAGTTTTCTTGCCCATGTATTTCAAACCAGTTTTTGAATTCTCGACAATTTCAACAACGATATTGTTCGTATAAACTCGTCCAGTAGACTGTTCCTTGATAGCTCGATAGTCTGTTACAACTTCATAAATCGTTGTTTTTTCGTCTTTTTTAATCTTGCGATAACGATTTAAGAAGTAGTTATCAGGATTGATTGCAACTGTATGACACTGTGTTCTTGCATAACACAATCCACCCTCTCTTGTTACTCGATTTCCAAGGTCAACTTTACCTTCGAGAATTTCCTCGGCTCTCTCTTTGTTATTGACCTTGACTGCATCGGCAAATGTATAAACATCTCTTCCGTTTACATTGGAAATTGGTTTTACATCGGCTTCCTGCATGATGCTTTCTAAAATACTCATGTTTTTGCCTCCTAAGAAATTTTTATAATATGGTCTGTCAATGTCTTTAAGGATTCCATGATTTGATTCTGAATATCGGTTGGAATCGTGCCACCTTCTTCTACTGAGGATTGGTAAGCCTGAATCAAAGAATTGACTGCCAATGAATATTTATATGATTCACTTGATCTATCCACGTTGTATCTTGCTTCGTATTTATCGAAGTAGACTTTAGGAAGTCCAAGTTTCTCAGATAACAACGGAGAAAACTGTGTTGCGATTCCCTCTCTCGTTGGAATGATGATATTTACCATTGCGTTGTCAATTATCTTTTCCATCGAAACGTTTCCTGAAACATCTCCAAGTCCAATCAATTCAGGTGTCATTCCAATACACTGTGCAAGGATTGAACCCTCTTTCATTTGAAGATATTCTAGGAATTCCGTTGCCTTGGTAACACGTGGAATGTGATCAAATTTGTTCTCGAAATAAGAACTTCCCAAGATAACGTTGTCTGAACTTGAGTTTTTGATTTCCTGAGCTAGTTTTTTAACTTCTTCTCTAGCTCTCTCGGCTCGTAAGTCTTTCGTAGCATTAGACTGATCTAAAATCTCATTTGCCGATACATCGATATCTCCACCATTCAGGAAGTTATCTTTCATCCAAAAGATCAAACGACCAGGACCATCGTAAACGATATCGTAATTCAAACGTTGATAAACATTGCCAATCAACTCTAAGCGTTGTTTATCTTGTCTCAACTTACTGATTCCGTTCTCGGTTGTTGTATCGGTTCTTAGATTGATGAAATCTTCAGGAAGTACAACCATATAGTCTTTGTTTGTAGATAAGATTCGTCCTGAATTTCTGAATTCATCTCTATCTAATTCGATTGGTTTGTTACCTAAAGAAATAGGTTCATCCTCATCGATGGAAATGGCATACGCAACAGTTCTGTTGAAACCTAAATACTCGGTATCTTTTTTCACGATGCTTGTATATCGTTTGGCAGGTACTGGAATAATTCCGTCTTCTTCATCCAGCCATCGAATGCCACTCTTTCCATACAAGAGCATATCTCGAATGGAATCTCTAAGAACGGAATAATTGGTAACCCCTTTTGCATTTCGCTTATAAAGAAAAGGATTCAAAACGTTGTTGTCTAACTCTTCATTTCCTGTTGTCAATTTGTTTGTGAACATGAAGTTCAGGTAATTATCGATAACATAAGGAAGAGTCGGCAGGTTATTTATCATCCATTCGATTTCTTCAAACTCATTTTTATGTTTAACAAGTGTGAATCCGTTTTTGCAAACAGTATTACATTCTAACAACTGATCTAGGATCAACTCGGCTTGCGACCAATCGTTTTCGTTGTATCTTGGTTTTAAAGTTGAAGGACTTTTAGGAGAAGTCGATAATTTTTGTCTTTTTTTATAAATTCGTTTGTTCGACATTTATTTCCTCCTACTCGTTTTGTGTATAAACATAAATTCCTCCATTCATATTATACAACATAATTGAATGAACGGATAAAACGCAACAATCCAATTCATCAGGCGACTTTCCAATCTTGGCTTTGATCTCGTCTTTAGGAATAATGGCGATTTTTCCGCCTGATTTGACCGTAGATTTTGTATACTGCATCTGATTTTTCAGGATATTGGCAACTTTTGTTGTCATTGTCAATTTTCCGTTATCCATGAGTTGTTGCATATCCAAATACATCTCGGCACGCATATTAGCTCCGTATTTTGCTGAATAATGGTTGTTTTCCTTGCGTTTTTTCGTTGTTCCTGCTCCAAAGTTGATACCGACAACGTTAAAATCCGATGCATATTTGGCTAAACCCTCGACAATATAGACACCCCAACCGATATCGACACAGATAACCTTGGCTTTTGTCCGTCTTTGAATCCTTAAAATGGCTTTAATAATCTTGTCTGAGGTCTTTCCATCCACCCATTTTCCTTTTTCGATGGTGTAAATATCCAAAATACGGACAGTTTTATATAAATCCATGCAGGCAAGGCATACATCGATGTTGTCTTTTCCTTTGTAGGCACTGTCGACACCTAAAAAGTACGTAAATCCATCTTGTAAAGGAGAATCGTCCAATCGAATATTAGAAAACATGGATTCATCACTATAATTTTCGAGTTCGCATAGGAAATAGCGCTGACACGTACTCTGTACCTTGAAGAAATCCGACTGTACGACTTGTTGTGTGTTTCGTATTCGTCCTTCTTCGATGGCAGTACGAACATCCATCCAAATAATCAATGTATCTTCAGGAGGATTTTCTTCTGTTAGCTTGTCGTAGAACATTCCCTCGTGGTGAGGGTTGGAAATCTCAATCAAAAGGTCTTTTTCTCCGTCTACGTTGGAGAATTCTCTTCGTCCTATCTCGACATACGCTTCGTTTGGAACAAGCCCTGCTTCGTCAAGCATATAATCGCCACCTCGACCGATAGCCTGATTGGACTTCTTGGCATCGCTTGAACTTGCACCTAAGGTAATGGATTCGATTGAGCCTCCCCCTTTAAAGGATAGTTTTTCTTTGGAAACCGAGGTCTGCAGTTTTTCGATCTTGTCCTGATTGTCGACAAGCAACTTACTTTTGATATCCTGATGTGCATTTTGAATGTGCTTTGTAACATGACCCATGATGATGCGAGTTGTTGCTTCTGTTCCTGCAGCGACCTGTAAAGTATGTCCGTTTGCACCGATATAAATGGCAATCTGCCCCATCAAATACGATTTTCCGTACTGTGAAGTGGTAACAACAACGATTTGATTGTATTTGTGCGTTTCGTAGTGTTCGATAACGGCTCCAAATATAACGGCTTGTGTAAAGTACAGATTTGTTTCAAAACACGTTGTAGACTCGATAGCACCTTTCATGGCTAATCGCTTGGCTTCGGACATTTCGATGTTGATACGCTTGTAATGTTTAGGAATGTACCCTCTTGTCCATTTCTCTAGGTTCTCTTTAGGTTCTGCGCTTTCGCACAGTTTGACAACCTTTTCCTGAATTGAATTCAAATAGTCTATTCCTCTACGTTTTCAGACGATACTTCCTGAACTTCGACATCGATAGGCTCGCCCAAGACCTGACGGATTCTACGTTCGACAATCGCTCTTTCGTCCTCTATCGTTAGATTCTGATTGATGTTAACGTTTTTATTCACGTATACACCTTCCATCTTATTAGCAATATCTAAAGCCTTTAATCTGTCTTTTGTTTCGGCAGTCGGCTCGATATCCCCCATAATCACTCCAGTCAAATACATGAGCTTTTCTTCGTAGGACAACTGTTTTGCCTTTAATCTGTGATGATTACGCTTGGAAATACGATTTTTTACATCGGAATCGTTTAAAACTTTCCATCCGTACAGATAATTGGCACTATCGGTTGCCTGAGGTCTATATTTTTTGACGATTTGTTGCATATCTTTGACTGTTCCATCCGGACACGTTTCCATAAATTCCATAAAGATACGGTCTTTAAGGTTCATCTCCTGAATCTGCGAGTATGTCTTGGTCTTGTCTTTACGTGCTTTGTTCTTTTGTCTTGTCTTTTTCTGTACTAATTCACCCATTCAAATTACACCTCTTACTACATATAAAATTTTAACATTGAATTTTAAAAACGGACTTTCCACAAAAATCATGTGTATTTTTTTCGAGTTCGTTTTTTCGTGTTTGGAAAAGATTTTTCAAGAAAAGGGGGTGTATTTTCTTAAAACTGTACATTTAAACCTCGTTTTCGTGAAAAAATCTCAAATATAGGTCTTAAAACGTTTATTTTTGCAATTTTAATTTAGTCATTTTGTTGTTTAATTTGGTCATTTGAAGAAATTTGGCTAAGTTGAATTAGTTAGTTAATGCTAATCGAGTTTGAAAAAATATGTGGCTCGGAAGGGGGGTATCTATATATATCGCCCCCTCTTTAATTCTGTTGCGTTTTTCAAATAATATAGGAATATCATATGATTAATACATATCGCTAAAACGCACATAAACGCACGCTAAGAGCAAACAGATAAAAGAATATAAAAGACTAAGAAGAAACTAAAGAGCCTTAGAGCGCATTTAAACAAGCTTATATAAAACAGTTCTATTTTATGCCACAAATAAAAAGCATAATAAAAAAGCCTTTAAGTAAAGGACTTTCAAGCGTTTTTATAAAGTGGTGTTAATGTGCTATGTTAACACCGACTAAAAGCGATAAAAAAAGAGCTAGACATTTTTAATGTCTAACCCTGCAAGCTAAGTAAATTATATATATAATAACTAGTAATAATATCCATATACCAAACTTTAAGAAGAAACCTAAACCTACAACAAACAATAATAACCTAATCATGGTTACATTTTAACCCCTTAAACAGTATTCTGCAATACTAAGAACAAGAAGAATAAGAGAAGCATAACCGATAATATTTAAGAAGATTTTACCTATAAAGGCATAAACATAAATTTTATTATTATTCATGTTTAACACCTCTTTTTATTAGGTTTAAAAGTGTTTCAAATTCTTCAACCTGCTTAAGGCATTCTAAGTTATCGAAACTCTCAAGCCGTCTTTCTTCAGGATTATAGCAAACGTAATAATTCTCAGTATTATATAAACTTTCTAACGTAGAGAAGTACACAACCTCGAACAATTCGCTTTTATTAAACTGGTTTATAAGCTCGCTTGTTTCTTCTTCTATTAAGTTTCTATATATCTTAGATTCAGGCATTTTATTATCTTCACAAAAAGCGTTAAAGAGGTTTAGAACCTTTCTTGTTTTTGTGTATTCTTCTTGCTGGTCTTGGATTGACTTACATTTAATGTTTTTCATATGTTTTAACCCCCTCTTTAGTTCTTTTCTCTTAGGTCAATATCTGTTAAAACATAATCCCAACCAGTACCCCAATGCGTAATAGCCCAAACGTAAACATCTAGTTCTTCATCATAAAAAACAAGTTCATCAGTTTCACGCATTAACAATTGAGCGCCTGAGTCTGAAATGATATACCATTGATATATATCTATTGGTTTCTCTTCAATGCAACACATGTCGAGCTCTTCAGCTTCTTCTCTTGTGATTTCTTTATAGCCGTTATCAATATCGTAATATCTGAACATTTCACCACTAACAGGCTCAAGACATCTTTTTTCCATGTTATTACATAGAACACAACCACCGATAGTTTCACGCAAGCAAGCATAATCAACTTTGCCATTTTCTAAACCATATCGAGAAACCTTGCACCCGCAATATGTATCATAATATTTTGTATTTTCCATTTTCTTTTTTAGCCCCTAATGTGTTATAATCTAAAAGCCTATATAAGGGGCTTAGCTCCTTTCTCTTCAATATATAGGCTCTAATTTTTGGTGGTAGTTCTTCAAGTTTCTCAGGCTCTAAGAACTACCCTTTTTTTTATCTTTTGATTTTTTCAAGAATAACATCATGATCTTCATCAATTTTATAAATGTATTCTGTATCAGAATCAGAAGTATAAAAGTACACCCCTTTTGGTTCTTTGTCGGTTGTTTCTTGAACTTCTAGAATCCTTTCTAATTCTTTTAAATCTTCAAGTGTCAACCAAACACCACCAATTTTTATATTTCTTTTCACTTTATAAACCTCTTTTCATTACATTTTTTATTTAATCGGTTTTAATTTAACTAATCCTTTTTGAATTACCATTTTATAGCTTGCTCTGTAGTATTCTTCCTTTGGTATTTCATGTACAAACCAAGTCAAGCCCTCTTCTTTTTTAAATTCCTGCTCGTTCAATACTTCTGAAAGCCTTTGTGCGTGTTTTTTACTAGCTAAGATTGAATCATTCCATTTATAGAAGAATTCTTGACCTTTAACGCTTTTAGCAACTAATAACATTTTTTTGTCCTCCT